ATCGGGCGAGAAAATCACAGCGTTAGTAGCAGACAAAGTGATAGCGTCTGCCAATTCTTCAGTTCCAAACTTGAGAGGGTTCAGAACCAAACCGATACGTCTGTAATCGTTATCAGTTGGGAAATCACCAGAACCTTCATCGTATGTGAACTTAGTGTTGATCATTACACGGAAACCACCCAACTCAATTTGGGGACCTGAACCGTGTCCACCTTTCGGAGGAATGATCACGTCGATAGCACCACCAGATCCAGTACCTGCACCGATACCGTTGATCTCATCAATAATAACCTTACCGAAGGAATAGTTAGCACCACCAGAAGTTACAGTAGCAGAGACGATACGACCACCGTCAACCACAACAGAGATTCTTCCACCAGTACCATCACCCTTGATGGGGATGTTTTCATATGTACCGTTGTTATATCCAGAACCTGCAGATTGGATAACAACAGTGTCAATCTCACCACCAACAGCATCAGACACAACAGCAGTATCTGTCAACACAGGCATATAGTCACCTGAGAAGAACTTCAGCACCTGACCCACAGGGATCGTGTACATATACTTCCAACGATAACCGTCAGCAGTTGTGATAATAGATGTAGATGTACCTGTCGGTTCAACCGTTGAAGGTTTACCGTTAGGATCACTTGGAGATGTACCGTTGTAGATACACTTATACGTTTGATAAGATGAGTTAACAACGTAGAAGTCAGCATCATATAGTTTGGTAGCACCAGAAGATGCTGTTTTACTGGATGAATAATCGTGACGATACATATCGTACACATAACCCAAACCACCAGTGGTTTGTTCGGGTGGGATCCAGTCAATACGACGAATAACCTGAACAGCGTCGTTCGCAAGAACACGCTTCATCGAGATCATATCATCGAATGAATCAGAAAACTCCTGAAAAGAATCAACGGGGGTCGGAGGATTGTTCTCGTTATCCCATTCTTGAGGACGCCCAATGTACACATATAGACGATCCCTATTTGCACCAGCCGCTATGTCTGACTGGTTCTTGTCAGGACCTTCTAGTGATTTGATGAATTTTTCCGCAGTAAAAATTCTAAATTGGTCAGTAAGTAGTGCCATTGGACAATTTCTACCTTCTCTTTATTTATGAGGGTTTTAGTCGGGTTCGTTTCTGAGGTATGAAAGATACTCAATTTTCAGGGGTGTGCCCACTGTTCCTGTCGAACCACCAGTAACAGTTTCGTTGTTATTCCAAAGGAAGTTACCTGCATTTCCTACTACAGTTTTAACTACCAGAGTCCGAGATGTTGAATCCCAAGACTTCACAGTAGCAGTAATACCAGTGATAGATCCTGTAACAGTTTCATCAACTGTAAAGTTTCCATTTTCAGGATTAGTGCTACGCATAATAAATTGCACCTCAGCAGGGTGCACATCACCATCTCCCAGTTCACCTGCTACAGATACTGTAGGAGATAATGGAGGATTGGAACCATCAGTCATCTGGTCTCCAATCGCAAACAAAGTGGTATTTGTACCACCAACAGTTTCTTCAATACCATAAAGTGAAGATGCGATTCCACCATCAAGGTTGATCTCACCTTCAAAGTCGGTATTAGTATTTACCAAATCGGGGATGCCATCACCCGCTCCACCTACTTCATCATCATCTTCGAATGCCTTATCTTGAATGTAACTGATAGGAACAGTCAAGGTTATAATTCTTGAATCAGCAAGATCGATCAAGACGTGTGGTTCAACACCAGTTGAAGATGCTGAAGCAACACCACCAGTAAAGTCAATAACCTGTGACTTAACTTGAGAGGATCCACCATCAATGAAAGCAAGTTCATCAACCTCGAAAACGAGGAAGAGTGCTCTCTGTTCTGGAATCCAGTCATACACCCTAGCAATTTTGTTACTAGAACTTTCTGTGGTTCTAATAACTCTGTCTCCAACGTTAAAGTTGTATCCTGAAACGCCATCGACATCTGCCAGTGAATCGACTGTTACCTTTTGATCATATCGGAAGTTAAGAGCACGGTCGCAACCAGTGAATGAGGTAAGTGTTTTACCTGTATATCTGATAACTTCTCGACCGATAAGAATTTTGCCCGAACCAGGGTAAGGAGCAGTCGTTTGTACATAGATGGTTTGATCATTCTCGTCTACGTCTGCAAGTAGACCAGATATGTTATAGAGGTTAGAGTTAAATGATTGACGGTTTCTTGACTGTTTAGTCAAGTCAGTGTTCCGTGTAAACAGAACTTGGGGTGCAGACGAATATCCACCACCAGGGTTGATAACATCAATAGATGTAATTGAACCTAGATTGATGTTTGCTTTCGCAACACCACCAGATCCACCACCACCGTTGAGTAAGATAGTAGGTGCAGTTTCATAGAACTCACCAACGTTAGAGACATCGACAGATTTGACAACGCCAAATTCATCAACCTCTGCAACGCCAGTTGCACCTTGCCCCCCGCCACCAGAGACAACTAAGTTGATGTCTCCCAATTCATAGTTTGCACCAGGATTTTCTAGTGACAAACCAGTAACGAGTCCAACAACAGGACGAAGTTCAGCACCTGATCCACCACCACCTTTTACTTCAGCAGTTGTGGGAGATGAGAAATACTCGTCACCGTTAGACAAAACTTGTATGTATTGAATAGATCCTGCAGGAGCAATGATAGTACCGTCAGGTGCAACCTCATCCTGCTCATACAGGATTGCTTTTGCTACTGCACCGTGACCTGCGCCTTCAGTTTCTAATTCAATTCTAAATGGATCGTATCCTTCGCCAGGATCCAAAACTCTTACTGAAGCAATCTGACCATTTGATATTACTGGTTGTAAGACTGCTTCTCTGATTGGAGTACCACAGTTACCGACTTTAAGTTGAGGAGGGTCAGATGGATTATATCCACTCCCACCATCTATCACATAAACCTCTCTAACACCATAGATGCTGTTAAAGATTGGTTCAATAATCGCTCCGCTTCCTGGTACTGATCTTGGCATTTACTTATCTAATGTCAATGGTTCCAACCATAGCTCCGTGGATAGTACACTGATAATACAAAGTATTAGGTGCATCCATAGGAACTGTGAAAATCTGGAGACCAGTGTTAGAACCAGTGATTCCAGTTGTGTATGCAGATCCACCATTAGATGTTCTAATTGCTAGTGGGTGAGCACCACCTGCTTGGTTATACAAATCATAGGTAAATCCACGGTACAAAATGATAGTAGGACTACCAGTAGCACCTGATGAAGGGAACCCTGGTCCCTGCACTGTATAACTTGTTTGTCCTGCAGCAGTAAATCTGAACAGGATAGTAGGAGAAGGTTTATGAATTGTTACGTTATTATGTCCCTTAATAATTGATGATCCGATAGGAGCATTATTGATCTGAGATTGGAATCCTCCACCAACTTCATTAAAGTTAGTACCATCGTTTGCAATTTCCAACTCACCATTGGTACCAATCTTCATTCTCTTGGTTCCAATCTTAATCTCTGTATCAACAGGAAGTTCTAAGTTATCATTAGCATCGAACTTTAGTTTCTTAGTTCCACTACTTCCGAAACGAAGTTCTGCAGTATCTGGAACTTCGAGGTTACCAGATCCATCGAATTTGATTGATTTAGCAGCATCACCACCAAAGCGAATGTCAGTCCCAACAGGAAGATCCAAATTGCCACTACTGTCCATAGCAATGACTTTCGTAGAGCCAGTAGCACCAAAACGAATAGAACTGTTTGAAGGAAGTTCAAGGATTCCATCATCATCAAATTTAAGTTCTTTACCTGCAGCGAACTTCAGTGATTGTCCACCCAACTCAATGTTGCCTGCTTCATCCTCAGAAACCATACGGTTGTAGGATGTAATCTTGACAGCACTAGCGACAGACAACTCTTGTGACTGATCAGCACCTGCAGCAGTTGTTGTTATATATCCACGTGCCGCACCTGCTTCAGCAGTAAAGGATCCGAATGTGACTGTTGCTTTGGCACCAGTAGCATCTTCAATTTGCAACTTAGTACCTGCTTTCATTGCAGAGAATCTAAGTCTAAACTTCTCTTCTTGTGTAGAATCTTCAGAAGCAAGTTTAGATGCAATAGTACGAGTAGCACCAGTGTCAATACTATTAACAGTATGTTCGTGTCTCTTTCTACGAGTTAATTCTTGTGTTACTGAATCAGTAGAAATACCAGTATCTCCCATCCAAATGGTAGATGTATCGAGGTACAGGTCTCTAAATTTCAGTGAGGGTGAACCCAGATCGTATGTTGCATCTGAGTTAGGAAGAAAATGTGTATCAATAACAACGTTACCCGATCCGTTGTTAGAAAGATTAGTGATTGAAGAACCACCGCCTCCACCACCTTGTAGATCGTCCCCTGCTTGCCAACGAGAGTTTGCTTCGTTCCACTTCAGAACCTGTCCGTTACTGACACCGCTAACATCAATATCGGTAAGATTAGAAATAGAAAGTTGACCTTCAGTGAATACTGAACCATTCCATTTTAGAACCTGATTAGTTGACGGACTTCCGACACTAATTTGCAGGTTTGTATTGTCTCCAAGAAAGGTATATAACTCATTGATAACGTTGTTGAGTTTAATAGCACCATCTCTTAGGGTATCACCAGTGCCATCATTTGCTGACACACCAATGTTAAGATTTTGCTTAGCCATAGCGGTGGGGTTTTTCTACAGTTTTATTTATGTGAGGTCGAACTCGAAATTGGTCAAGTCAAATCTTAAGTTGTTCCTAGTGAAATCAGGATTGTTATTATCCCTATCAAGCGGAACCGCAGTCATATCATAACGTCCAACATTACTATCCCATTTCAAAACACCTGACGTATCTACTCCACTGGTTCCACCAGTAACAGTTAAGATAGCGAGGTTTGAGGATAGAGGAGAGTTTTGTGCTTGCTGAGGTTCACCAATAGGACCTATCAGCACACATCTATATCTATACCCAGTCATCCAAGAAAGTGCTACAACGGTTAAAACGTTGGATGTTGCACCAGTAATATTAGACCAAGCAAAACCACCATCAGTGGAGACCTGCCACTGGTAGTTAATAGTTCCTGCTTGTGGTTGAACCTCTGCTAGAACGGTAAACGTTTGAGTACCACCATTGCTAACAGTAGCATTGGTTGGTTGCAAAGAGATTACCAAAGAAGGTGGATCGTCACCACCTTGATCTCCACCACCCTGCTGCTGCTCTTGTGTGATGCCTTGGTTAGCAGGAACATTAACTTGTTCTTTTGATACTAGACCAAAGATGAATGGAAACTTGGGTTCATAACTCATATCTGCGATCACAGTACCGATCGCATTATTCGCCATACCTGAATGATTCAGGCAGTAATAATATAGATTAGCGGGTGCATCTTGAGGAACTGTAATTACAGTTTTAGCACCTGCCTGACCAGGAGTTCCGTGATATGTCACTCCTGAAGTGTATTCTGTACCTAGGTTCCAAGGTCCGTTCAAGGTCGCTGAGATACGAATATTGTGTGTGGCGTTAGAGGGATCTGACTGATCAAATGTATAGGTAGAACCTTTGGTTAAGGTTATGTCAGGATATAAAACGCCATCAAGTCTGTATTTGTTGCCATCACTTTCTGAAGATACAGTGACAACAAAAGTTCTATCATCAGAAAGATCATCGTGAATCGACATAAAGTACGCAAAGGTACCAGTCGGATATTCGGGAGTATGACAGAAACGCCCGTTATATGCATCTAGATGTCTTCCAGTGATGTCTGCATTGTATTCATAGTCTTGAATAAATGCACCTTTAGGGTATGTTGAATCATATGCAGGTCTATTAACAGCAATCTGATCACGGATCTTATATCCTGTGACCATAATTTTAACTTCTGATGTATTATCAGTCGGGTTATCATATCCATATGGTCCGTAGATAGGATACCCATCAAAGCAAAAACCGATGATCTTAGAGTGACCATCAGGGTGACGCATATTGTCACCTTCATATTGTGTTG